AAATAAACTATAAATCTTAAAAAGGAGAAAGTCTATGGCTAAAATGTGGAACTCAAGTTGCGGTGTTAAGAAAGAACCTAAAGTAAAAGTATCTGATAAAAAAGTATCTGAAGTAAGTGAAGATAGATCTAAATCAAAAACCGTAAGTGCTAAAGAAAATAAAGGTGAAGGTCTTAAAAAGGCAACTATTACAACTAAAAAGGTTAAGAATATAAAATAATCTGAAACATACAAGGGTATACCTTAAAATGAATGAATCCGGACCACCCCAACTTGTAGATCGTACCTTATCAAAAAAGGACGAGAAGATATTTGACCAAATGAAGAAGAGATTCAAGCGGGGAATGGAATATGAGTCATTCGCGCGTAAAAACTATATTGCTGATGTAAGATTTGCTGAAGGTGATAGTGTTAATATGAACCAATGGTCGGATACTATCCTTAAGACCAGAGGTGGCAAGCCAAGTCTTACCGTAAATAAGACCAGACAGCATAACTTGCTCATCTTAAATGAACAACGCCAAAACAAGTCAAGTGTAAAGATAAGACCAGTTGGTAATGATGCCACAACTAAAGCCGCAGAGATATTTGAGGGGTTGATAAGACATATTCAAGATTTCAGTAATGCTAATGAGGCGTATGATTGCGCTTCTTATTGTCAGATTTATGGTGGTATGGGTTATTGGAGAATATTGACCGACTATGTAGATGAAGAATCATTTGATCAAGAGATTTTTATTCATAGAATAGATGATCCACTTACGGTCTTACTTGATCCAGATACACAAACATATGAAGGTTCTGACGCGAGATGGGGATTCATTTTTCAAGAAGTTAGTATCGATCAAATGGAAGAAGATTATCCAGGAATTATTATTTCTAATAATACTGTTCTTGATGTAGAACTTTATACTGATTCAGATCATATCATTGTTGCTGAGTATTTTAGAAAGGTCAACAAGAAGAAAGAGAAACTACACCAACTAAAAGACGGATCGATTCATAAAAAATCAGATCTAAAAGATATGGCTAAATCACTTCTTGCCGAACAAACACCTGATGCAGACAACGCTGATCCGAGTGATATTTCTGACCTAATCGATTCAGCAACTAATAATGTCAGAGATATACAAGAAATAGAAGTAGAATGGTTCAAGATTGTAGGTGATCAAATAGTCGAAAGATCTATTTGGCCAGGTAAATATATACCAATCGTAAGAGTTATAGGTGAAGAGACTAAAGTAGGAGACAAAGTTGACCGAAAAGGCCATACGAGAGCATTGATTGATATACAAAAGATATTCAACATAATGGTGTCCACCGCTATTGAGGAAGTAGCACTTCAAACTAAAGTTCCTTATATGATCACACCTGAATCTATTGAGGGTTATGAATCCATTTGGGCTGAAGCAAATATATCCAATCCGACTTTCTTACCTTATAACTTCAGAAGTGAATCAGGAGAAGAACTACCAAAACCAGAAAGAATACAACCTCCGATGATGGCCCAAGGTTATCTTGAAGGGGTTAAGATGATGGGTGAGGCATTCAAAGAGGCAACTGGTCAGTATCAAGCGGTTCAAGGAATGAATGGAAATGAAACATCTGCCAAAGCCATTACTACTCGTCAACGCCAATCAGAAACAAGCACTGCCCATTATGTAGATCATTTATCACAATCCATTCGATATACAGGTCTTCAACTACTTGATCTTATACCCAAAGTCTATGATACAAAACGAGTAGCAAAGATACTTAACTGGGACGGATCAAGACATACGATTCAGATAGATCCAGATCATCCAGATGCTCATACGCAAGTCCAAGATACTTCAGATTTTAACTACGACCCAAATGCGATATCAATTATCTTTAATCCTACCGTTGGTGATTATGCGGTGTATTCTGATGTCGGTCCTGATTATGCTTCGCAGCGTGAGGAGTTCTTCAATATGTTCTCCACTATGGTTCCCCAGTCACCAAAACTTATGGAAATAGCGGGCGATCTTCTATTCAAGGCGGCAGATGTTCCTTTTGCTGATGAAATAGCAGCAAGAATTAGAAGAACTATTCCTTCACAAATAACATCTGACGGCCCAGTTCAGAATCCACAGATGGACCAAGCACATCAACTGATACAGCAACAGCAAACGATGCTTGAACAACTACAGAAAGAACTAAAAGATCAACAAATCAAACAAGCCACTGATACCTATAAAGCGCAAACTGACCGAATGGCTGTAGCCGCTAAAGTAGATCCAGCCGCTATGGAAGTTCTTGTTAGATCAATGGTACAACAGATACTTGGTGAATCAGCAAATATAAATCAAGTGATTCAACAACATCAACAACAACCCCAACCCGATCAAGGAGAACCTAATGTCGGAGGAGTTCCAACCAACACAGGCCCAAATACAGGGTCTTAATGTCACCACTACCGAAATGGTAATGGGGCAAGCAGTTCTACTTGCCGAAAATGCTTATGAACTACTCGTTAGTCCTTCAGAAGTGAATGATTATAATGCGGATGCCGCAAATAAGTTCTATAAGAAGAACAAGAATAGAAGAAAATGGGTTAAGTTCCATATTGCCGAGTTCTTACCGATGGCGAGATACCTACTTAATCAGATGTTAAATCTACCTGATGACCAGTGTCCTGCTTATGTAAAAGAACAGATATTTCTTGATCTTCAAAAAGAAGCATCCTTACCTAAAAATGGACAAAGTGTAGTTAAGAAAGACAAATCAATATTCGCTGTATCATCCGCTTCTGGATTGATACTACCTAACTAACCCCCATTCCGCCTGGGCAAAATCGGCGAGTTCCTGAAAGGAATATAAACTATATGAGTGATACAGAACAACCGGACCAAGAAACCGTTATTTCTCCTGAAATGGCCGAACTATACGCAGAAAATGAGCGTATTGAAGCAGAAGCAAGAGAACTTGCTGAATCCGAGGCCAAAGCCACCCAAGAACCAGAAACACCAGAAGAACCGGAACCAAACCAAGAAGATGTTGAGTTGCGAAAAGCAAAAGAACAACTGGCTTGGGAAAAGAGACAAGCACAAAAAAAGATCAAGCAACTCGAAGCAGAACTTAATACCAGAACATCGAAGCCAACTGATCCTTCTGATGTAGAATCATTGGCTCAAAAAAGAGCAGAGGAAATAGTAGCCCAACGCCTTTATAATGAAAGATGTAATCAGATCGCTCTTGAAGGAAGAAAAGAGTATGGTGAAGCATTTGGTGAAGCACTTTCAAAACTAAATGAAGAACTTGATTTCGATGTAGGATCGAATCCAGTATTCGTTGAGGCTATAGAAGAAACTGGTGTTCCAGCCAAACTTATAAAATATCTTGGTGACAATCTTCAAGAGGCAGAAACATTACTGACTTTACCTCCACATCGACTGGCCGTAAAACTTGAGAAGTTAGCCACCAAACTTACACAAACCAAAATACCCACTACCGCACCAGTAGCGCCTTCAAATCCATTAAAGGCGTCAGTGTCAAGAGTTCCTCCTCCTATCAAACCAGTTGCTGGTAAAACGGGCGGAACCGCCGCAGTATCAAAAAGTGATACAGGTGAAGAACTTGATGCCTCTGCTTTCGTAAAGGCGTGGAAAGCAAAACGAGGAATAACTTAAAATAATCATCATTATACACCGGTATATATAAATAAGGATATATACCGGTGTGTACCGAGGGAGCCCCGTAACTCCTTAAAAAACGAGGGTCATATTTCCGCCTTTTAATGGAAAGTTAAATATATTCAACTTTTTTATGAAAGGAGAGCATATGGCTCTTTCGTCAACAAATACTTCATTACTTACGATTGGGTGGGTAACAAAGACCGCTCTTTCACTTTTCTTAAATACCAACTCTTTCCTTAAACTCATCAGACGCCAATATGAGGGTGATTTCGGTGTAAAAGGAAATAAAGTTGGTAACCAGATCAAAATCAGATTACCAAATGACTTTACCGTCAGACAGGGACAAACAGCCCAGGTCCAAGCAGTAAACGAAACCAATGTGGTCTTAACCATTGCCAATCAGGTCGGTGTTGACTGGATCTTCACTTCTGCTGAACGCTATTTACAAGCAGATTATTATGAAGAAAGATATATTAAATCAGCAGTAAATGCTACTATTGGTAACATCGCGGCCACTATCGCAGCCAATGTGGTATTTTCAAATGTCATTAGAACTGCTACAACTGCTGGAACATTAGCCAACGTTAATGCTAACTCCTTCTTACTTGCTAAAGCCGCTCTTGTTAAAAGATCAGCACCGATTGGTGCTTATAATGCTGTTCTTGATCCGACAAGCAGTGTTCGTATGGTCAACTCCTTAACTAATATCTTTAATCCGCAAAAAAGAATCTCCGATCAATATTTGAATGGTGATTTTGACGGACGCGCATTAGGTATTGATTTCTATCAAGACCAAACTGTAGATCAAGTAACTGCTGGTTCTTGGACAACATTTACACTTGCTGCTACTATTGCTGCTGGAACAAACGGCACTCCTTCAACAATAACCGTTGGTTCTATTTCTTCAGTAGTTGTTGGTGACTTCTTCACTTTTGCTTCCATATACGCAGTAAATCAAGTAACCAAACAAACAGCATCTGATCTAAAGCAGTTCACCGTAACTTCTATAGTAAGTTCAACCCAAATCGCAGTATATCCACCGATTATACCTCCAACTGGTTCAACACTTGTTCCTTATCAGACCGTAGCCTCTAATCCGGCTTCAAATGCTGTAGCAACTAATGTATTCAATCCAGGAGATATTTATAGACAGAACTTGGTATTCCATCCAGAAGCAATAACTATTGCTTTCGCAGAACTTGACATACCAAAAGGTGGTATCGTTGAAGGAGACCGACAATCACTTGATGGTGTATCCTTAAGAAACTTAGTCTACTATAACGGCACTTACGATCAATGGGCTCATCGTCTTGATACACTTTTCGGTTATGCTTATGTTCGTCCTGAATGGGGAACCATCGTAGCGGATGCTCCGTAAGGTCTGGATATCTTCGCTTAATAAAGGGGTCAGAATATATTCTGACCCCTTTATACCATATATTCGTTAAATATAAGAAAAGGAGACCACATAATGACTATAGATCAATACTGGCAGTTATTTTCACAATGGCAAGCATCAGGCGGTGGATTTTCAATGCCGTTGATGTCAGATATAGACACACCAGTAGAACCCACACCAGTAGAACCCACACCAGTAGAACCCACACCAGTAGAACCCACACCAGTAGAATCCATAAAGAAATCAAAAAAACTACCTGATACTGAATAGGAAGTGACCGCATATGACCATATCCACTTATAATGACCTTATTCTAAAAGCAGCCCGTGCTGTAGGTATATTAGGTATTGGTCAGACACTTCAAACAACTGATGTAAATACCGCATTAGATGATATAAATCTACTTCTATCGCAATGGAATAGAAAAGATTTTATGCCTTGGGATTATCAATCGTCAACTGCTTCTTTAGCACCAGGTCAAATATCAGCATCTATAGGCCCCAGTTGTTCTTTTAATATTCCAAGAATATCACAAATAAAATCAGCATATTCTACTATATCTGGAACTGATTATGTTCTTGAACTAACTCAATCGTATGAAGATTATGCTAATATCGTAAATAAATCACAAACTACAACACTTTCTCCGCAAATGGCGTTCTTTCAAGCGGGATGGCCAACTGGCACTCTTTACTTATGGCCACAACCAACATTATCTTATTCAGTCACGATAGTATATCAACCAGTTATTGCTTCTGGAGTAACACTTTTTCAGACAATCAATCTTCCACCAGAATACTATGACGCATTATATTGGGCACTTGCGGTACGACTATGCGAAACTTACAATATTCCAGTAAAACAATCACTTGTAAAACACGCAGAAGAATCTTATCAAGTAATACTTCAAGCAAATGAACCAAGATCTACAAACAAGTTACCTTTCGATACTGCCACATTCAAAGATGTTATTATCAAAGCAGCAACTACCGCCGGTGTATTCCGGGCATCTAAAGATCGACCTGCTCTTACACTTACAGAGTTCAACTTCAATAATGCGCTTAATGATATAAATGGTATTCTATATCAATGGAATAGAAAAAGATGGATGGTATGGGACTTAAATGACTTTTCTACTCAAACAATCAGTGGTCAAACATCTTATACAATAGGTAATGGGGGAAATATAAATGTTCCTCGACCAGCACAGATAAAAGCGGCTTATGTAAGACTTTTAACATATCCATCCAGTAACTCTGGCTATTGCGATTTTCCATTGAAAGTTACAGAAAGTTATGAAGATTATGCGAAGATATCTTTCAAAAAACTACAATCTTTTCCTACAACACTTTTCTATCAAGCAGGTTATCCACTTGGAACTCTTTATCTATGGCCCGTTCCTATTCAACTTTTCGAACTGCACGTTGTTCTAACCAACTCGGTTTCAATACCAGTAAATCTTAATGATTCAGTTCAGATGCCACCAGAATATCAAGACGCCCTATATTGGAATACCGCAATGAGGATATCTTCTTCTTATGGAATACCAGTTCCACCAGATGTATATAGACAAGCAATGTCTTCGCTTCAAACTATTCGTAAAAACAATACCGCAATACCCAAACTACAGATGCCAGGAGAGTATGCTTCTGGTATTGATGTCAGCAATACAATCTTCGGAACTACAGAAGGTGGTATAGTTATTCCTGGTGTTGCGAACCAGACTACTTGGAGTTAAAGAATGACCTCTGTATTCACTAATATAAAAATACCTACACACGGTATACCATATAATGCGATAGCAAGTAATGGTTCTTTGGCGATAATGGTTGGAACTTCTATGATGGCTTCCACCACTGATGGTATCAACTGGGCTTCAACAGGTCCTTCATCAAGCAATACTTGGAACTATATTTGTTATAATGGAAGTATATTTTGCGCGATTGCGGGTTTTAACTTGACAAATCATGTCGCTGTCAGTTCAAATGGTGCTTCTTGGACCGTATCTTCATTACCAACAAATGGATGGGAAAATATCGCTTGGAATGGATCACTTTTCTGTGTTACTGATGGCCAGTTATATAGAACTCCCACTTCTACAAATGGTATTTCTTGGAATAATAATCTACCGGAACTCAACCAACTCAATACGACAATACTGGGTGTTGTGGGTTCTACTTTTATTGTATTCGGTCCTTCGCAATATTTTACCAGCACTAATGGAGTTACTTGGACACCAACGACCTCTACTTCACTCCCCGCATTGAACTGGTCAAGTTGCGCTTATAACTCATCAACACTGATCGTGGTGTCTAATGCTCAAATATCAAATATTGCCTACTCGACCAGTAATGCTACAACTTGGAACAAAGTTACACTTCCAGCCACGCTTCAATGGTCAAACATCATATGGTCTAATAACACGTTCATAGTAACAGATACAACTTCAATAGTCGCAACTTCTTCAAATGGAACCACTTGGTCGATCTATTCAGCACTTGTTCCGTGGAATAACTATAATATGAGTATGGCTAATATCAATAATGGACTTGTTATGATGTCATCATCTTCGGTGGAACTGATTTCACTCGGAACAGGTATTCAATCAGTATTTCAATCATTATCTGCTTCTTCAGTAACAAGTAATGGGGGCGCATTCGCAGCCCTTTCACCAAATAATGTGGTCACCAGTTCTAAAGATGGTATCACTTGGACTAATGTGTCTGTTGGACCAACACTCATTTCAATGACTGCTAATGGATCACTTTTCGGAGCAATATCTTCTACTATAATATCTACAAGTCTTGATGCTATTCATTGGCAATATCATCCTACTCCTGGATCATTATGGTCCTATATCTATTCTACTTCTGGTTCAATGATTGGATCTGGATGCGGTTCTATTCAAGCAAAAGTATTTTTAGTAGCAAGTTCTACAATGGCGGTTACAACCAGTAACGGTATAGTATGGTCAAGTCCGGGATCAGCATATACGGTAAATCCTACTTCGGCTGCTTGGAACGGATGTGTATTCGCTATATGTTCTACAATCGGCAGTGCTCTTTCTTGGAGCGGACAATATTGGACTCATACAACTTTTAAGGGGACCAGTATGACTTGGGGATCAAGTATATTTGTTGGTATCAACTCAAGTATATCTACAAATACTATTTCTTATTCATTAGACGGATTTAACTGGAATACTACTATTTTACCAACATCTTCTTATTGGAACGCCATAACTTATAATGGATCATTATTCGCAGTTATAGATAATAGTAATAATCTTGCTATTAGCACTAACGGGACTACTTGGGAACTAAAGAATCTTACTTATTCGGCATCTTGGAACTCGATAGTCGGTAATGCTAAAAGTTTCGTAGCCGTAAGCAACTCATTGACAGCTCTTATTCAAACCAGTTATTAAAAAGGATTACAATGACCATTACTTTACCATATATCTTTTATCCTGGTGAGACTATGTATGCGAGCCAGATGAACGCCAACTTTTCGATTTTAACAACAACCGCTAATGAGACAAATAATATTTTATCATATGGTGGAATAGCCGATGCTAATCTAACAACAACAGCAGTGTCAATGGCAGTCGGATCATCTACTTTATCAGTTTCAACAAGTATTTTTGCAACCACCGATGTTGGTAAAAGAATATATGTTATGAGACAAGATATTTCTATGGGATTTAGTCCTTGGTATAATAACACATCTACTGGATATACTATTGTTCCGACAATCACTTCCTTCATTTCTCCATTACAAGTGGTACTCAATACCACAGGATCAAGTTCGCCTTCAGGGCTTGGAACAACTTTCCCCAGTCAAACTTGGCCATATTCTTTGGTCAACTCGATAGTTGCTTGGGGATCAGATAATACCACAGCACTACAAACAGCACTTAATCAAAATGGTTCGGTATATATACCAAATGGAAACTTTGCTTTCGCTGGTCAGATTGTAATGTCAAGCAACAATACAATCTACGGTAATGGTCCTGGTTCAAATCTTATTCCACTTGGAATACCAATGCCTACAACTAGTCAACTTAAGGGCGGATTTATAGTCAATAGTGCCTGTAACAAATATTGGTCGCAATATGTGATGTCGCCTACAATAGTTCCTGTTCCGGTAACTTCGCTTTGGTCTACAATAGCAGATTCAAATATTACTATTCGTGATATTGGAATATATCAAGGTTGTCAAGGACTTTTATCTGGCAATTCACAGATAAACTTTTACCTTATAGTTCATCTGTTGCTCACTAATGTTAAGATAACTTCAACACCAAACTCTTTTTATCAAGCCCCGTGCTTTACTTCTTGTAAAGATGTAGTATATACACATAATGATTTTGAAAATACAGGACCAGGTATTTACCCCTGGGGAGGTAATCAAGATGTTACCATTTCTTCTAATAGAATAACTGTTCCATATAACAACTCACAAGCCGGTATTGCTGCAGGTGGCTTTCAGTTAGGTGCCATTCAAATCAATGTGGTAGGTACTGCTGCTGGAGATACTCAAGTTTCAAATAACATCAACATATTATATAATGACATTTATCTAAATGGTGGCAATGGGGCTATGGCAGATACTTATGGTATCTGGATATATCCGGCCGGGTATAATTCTTGTTATAAAGATGCCAAAGTTCACGGAAATAACATTTATTGTTCCGGTGGTCATAATCAACCATTACTATTTGAAGGTGGTTGTTTTGGTCTTGATGTAAGCAATAACTATATCGAAGGTGCATCAACATCTTCACCAATAATAGCATTACAATCAGGTGCCGGCCAGACAGGCAATACTTCTGTATATCCTTCAAGTGTTCAATCTACTATTGGTTCATCCATCATTACAGTCAACTGGCCAGGTCATAATATATATTCTTCAACTTATTCAACATACCCAACATATTTTTATGCTACAGGTGGTGCCCCAACTGTTGGTGGAATAGGAACAACTGGTTATTTTCCTATAGTGAATATTCCAAATAATAATACTTTTATGATTCAGACACAAGGAACTGCTGCTTCAACTCAACTTGTTTCTTGGAATGGAACTTATACTGAAGTTGATATTCCGGTTATAGGGGCTTCGGTTACTGGTAATATTTTCAAAGATTGTTCTACTACAAATAACTTAATAAATGGATCAATGATTGGCGGTCAAATCAATAACAATATCGCATCATATTCAACGGGAACATTGGTTGGTAGTTATAACTCTATGATTTATATTTCAGGATTTAATAACACGCCTTCAAGTTATGTTCTAAATAATATTGGACCAATAGGAACAATAAGTCCTTCAGTTGGACAAACAGGTCGTGTCACTTGGAACATTTATGAACCAACTCCTACAGTTGTAGATCCGCAATATCCGTTATCAAGTTTCAGTGGAACTTTGATTGCGAGTAATGCCCAAGTGACCAACACCTTAACTGCTAATACTCTTAATGTGCTTTCGAGTGGAGGTTCTGTAGTAGTATTTGGTGATTCGGCTACAACTGCTGGAACATTAAGATTTGCTAATGCGGGCGGATCGAACTATATTCAATCGGCGATAAATACCACTTACTTAAGCACTGCCCCACTTATATTTTCTGGTATGCTTGGTTCTCCGATATTGGCTACAATATCGACACTTGGTATGTCAACCAGTGCGGTGTCAATATCAGGTGCTCTAAATGCCGCAAATGGATCATTTAGCGGAACACTCACCAGTGGTACAATCACTACTAAATCACAAATCATATCAGGTTCTATTTCTATTCAGTCTCCTACAGGTCAGAATATTTGTATTGGTCAAAATAATCCTATCATTGGCACATACAATACGGTTCTTGGTTATAATGCTGGTTATTCCATTACTGCTAATACGGTTCAAAATACAGCAGTAGGATTCAGTGCTCTTTATAACTCAACTGGTGGATGGAACACAGCATTCGGAGTAAATGCTCTTTATGGTAATACAACTGGAACATTCAATACTGCATTTGGATTAAATGCTGGAAATAACGCGACCACACTCAATAACTCGATTATGATTGGTTATAACACTCAACCACTTAATAATGCCGGCGATACTAATGAAATAGTTATCGGATATAACACAACTGGTCTCGGAAGCAATACAACCAACATTGGCAATAGTTCTACTACATTGACACAAGTATATGGTAATATGACTATTACTGGAACTCGTCATACTTTTGGTAATGGCGTTACTTGGGTAACTGGTTCAGGAGCACCTACTCTTACACTTTCGTCATCCAGCATTTATTCAAGAAGTGACGGTACTATCGGAACACATATGTATATATCTAATGGTGGTGGATCTTGGACGGCAGTGACAGGTGTATAAAATATGAAAGTAAATCTACTCGGTGGTGATAATAAAACAAGATCTGTTATAGATTCAGCACAAAGATGTATAAATCTATATCAGGAACATTCTTCGAATCATTCAAATGAACCTTCATCTTCAGTTTATCTACCTACACCTGGTCTTGATTTACTTACTTTTGGTAATATTGTTCAGGTATTTCCGGTCTTATGTTCTACTTGCGCTACAACTTATTATCTAAATGGAAATATTATCCAGTTATCAAGTTCTAACGCTGCGACTTTATCAGGTCCAGCCAGATGTCTTTATACAGCAAGTAATGGGAAACTTTATGGGGTATTTGGTAATCAAGTATGCTATATAGACCCGAATCTTAATGTATATCAGTTCGGAACAATAGTCAATCTTAATACTCCGGTATCTATAGTAGATAACGGAACATCTTTATTAATAGCCGACGGTACGCAATATGGATGGGCTTATAATATGACCACATCTATTTGGTCTACACTTGCGTTGGCGGGCACATCGCTTTCTCCTTCTGTAGCACCAAGTGGTATATCCGGATGGCCAGGAGCCAATAGACTTGAATTCAGTGATACTTTTTTCATAGCGACACAGGCAGGAAGTGGTCCTTTTTATGTATCTGGATCTGAATCAACTTACTTCGATTCCTTATCATATGCTGTCAAATCAGGTAAACCAGACCCGATTCAAGTAATAATCGCAAATAATAGACTATTATGGTTGATCGGCACTTATACAAGTGAACTCTGGAGCAATGTCGGTGGATCAAGTTCAACAACTGCTACTGGAGTAACCACTTATAACTCCTTTCCTTATGCTATATTTCCGAGTATTTTACCGGAGTTCGGTATTATTGCGATATATTCGATTGCTAAAATAATGAATCAGATATTCTGGTTAGCACAAACTAAAGAAGGAAAAGTATTCGTAGTAAAAGCAGAAGGATTCAAGATAGAACCCATTTCAAGTAATGCGATGAACTATCAGTTCGGAAGTTATGCTGTCGTATCTGACGCGATTGCTTTCTGTTATACGCAAGAAGGTCACGATTTTTATGTTATATCATTTCCTACACAAGATATTACTTGGGCTTATGATCTAACTACCGGCAGTTGGCATCAAAGAGCGTGGCTGGACCAGTATGGTGAACTTCATAGACACAGAGGACTGTTCCACGCTTATGCGTATGGGATGAATATAGTATCAGATTGGCAAACGCCTACACTATATTCACTTAATCTTAATACCTATACAGATGCCGGCTCACCTATAAAAAGAAAAAGAGTATTTCCTCATATGGTTGATGTCGCAAGATTCGATCGTATATATTATGATAGCGCGACTATTGATATGGAAGTAGGCAATACGACAACCGAAGTAAATCCAAAACTATCTTTCTCCTGGTCAGACGATAGAGGTAGAACTTGGTCTAATCCGATTCCTGTATCAATAGGAAACACTGGTCAATATCTTACAACTATGACCGTATGGAAACTCGGTTATGCGAGAGATAGAATCTGGCAACTTGAGTGGTCAGGTAACTTTAAGACTTCGCTTATAGGATTATGGGTTGAAGCAAATCCTGAATCAGCAAAAGAGGATACAAATGGTAAATCCGGTTAAAATAAATCATACATCAATGCTACCAATAGATCTTCCATTGGTTGATGGAACTGGTTGTATGGATCCTTCTTGGCATTCTATGTTCTCACAGATATTTAATCAACTCGGTGTATCACAAGGTATATATTTACCAGCAGTGGCAGCAACCGCAAGCACAGCACACACGGTGGCTACCGCAACCGCAAGTATAGTTCCGACAGCGACTTCTGCCCATATCGGTGTTATTTCGTTAAATAACACGGTGACTGGTCTTGCTACAAATGTCAACACCTCACAGGTGACAATCAATGGACCTACTATTACTTCTGGAGCAGGAGCACCAACTAAAGTTAATCCAAATGGAAGTCTATATATGAGAAATGAAGGACGTGCTAATAGCAGAATATATATCAGTAATGGATCAACTTGGGTGGCGATTTCAAGTGGCTAAAGATCCGATTATTCAAACACCTGATTATATCATATATGAAGAAATATTAGATGGATTCGTTATACTCCATACTGATGTATTCATGTGGAATAAAAGAGTTAAGGAAGATTTTATACTAAATCTTAATCGAATAACCAATCATTATGGAGTGGTATATACTTATCACTTCAAAGATGATCTTAAGCATAAGAAGTTCTTGGAACTTATTGGTGGTAAATACTATAAAGAAGGAGATCCATATGGGGAACGAGAACTTGAGTGGTGGATTAAAAGGAGAGAATAAATGGGTATAAGTGCGGCTATAATCGGTGGCGTTGCGGCACTTGGTGCCGGCGGAATGGGGATGGCGGGATCACAATCAGCAGCATCTACAGCATCAAATGCTTCAAAGGCCGCTGCTGCTCAAGATTGGGCTATGTATCAACAAACCAGATCGGATCTTCGACCCTTTAGAGCAGCAGCCGTTGCTGATCTACCGGCATATCAGAACTTCTGGCAAGGAACCCAAGGTGGACTGAATAACGCTTATAATCAACTACAGCAAAATATTCCACAATCAATACCTACACCGACTGCTGCTAACTTGAGTCAGTTCCCTGGATATCAGTTCGAACTCGCACAAGGTAACGCAGCAACACAGAATCAAAATACTGCGGCTGGACTTGGTATAAGTGGGGCCGCTGCTAAAGGACTAACCAACTACGCTGCTGGTCTTGCAGGTGCCGATATTAATAACTATATGAACGCAGCGAATACCCAGTTTCAAAGTCAGATGGGCAAATATTCCGCGTTATCACAGAACTATCAGAACTTACTTGCGGGTAAGAATGCTGTATATAATCAACTTTCAGGGGTTGAGTCGCTTGGTGAAAATTCTGGAGCACAGACCGGTAATGCAGGCGCGGCGTTGGCTCAAAATGCCGGTAACGCACTGGTAAGTGGTGGAAATAGTGCTGCTCAGGCTATAAACTCTGGCTATAATAGTGCAGGTAATGCTTTGTCCAATATCGGTGGTATGGCTATGGGTGCTTATAATCAGAATAACTTGATTTCAGCACTTAATGCCAACGCAGGTGGAGGTGCTTCCGCCTTTAATCCAAGTGATATCACAATACCTGATTTTAATACCGGTGCGAGTATGGGCGCTTTTGGTAAAGGATAATATAGAGGAGTAATATATGCCAGATTTTCAATCAATAGACGCCAATCCATTAAAAACCGCGCTCGCGTATCAGGAGTTGGGGTCAAATACTCTTAACCAGTTAAGCACTGCTCAAGGTATTAAGAACGCGCAGTTACAGAATCAAATAGGTAATCAAAATCTTAATGAATCAAGAATACTTCAACTCAATAAGAATGTAGTTGATTTACTTTCAAGACCTGATTCAGAACTTGAAGGGGGTCAGGTATTACGCGACAGAGTTGATTCTTTAGTTCAACAAGGACTTATACCACAAGGGTTGGCTGACCAAGTAAAAACTCAGTTCCCCCAAGGTACTTCAGCAAGAGCGGTTAAAGAAGGACTTGGTGGATTTATGATTAGATCACTTGATGCTGTATCACAAGCACGCGGACTGATGCCGACACCATTAGCAATAAAAACTGGTCAACAAACTTATTATGGAAATATGGGCGGTGCTTGGACTCCAGGAGCCAATCAGTTTGCACCTGAATCTTCTTCTATAGAAGGGCCCACTTGGTCTGAAGCTAATACCCCACAAGTCACACACGATGCTGCTGGTAATCCAGTTACAAATGTTGGTGGATATCCAGGTACTACTCCTGGAGCACCTGGTGTATATAGCGGGTCCGGTGCTCCACTAAAAGCATATAGAGATCAACAAGGTTATCTTCATCCAGGAACTTCACCGATTCCTTCAAATGGAAGTTATACTCCACCTGGTGCCAGTAAGCCAATACCTGATTCATTGGCCGGACCAGGTACAGCACCCGCTTCACCACCTCAAGTTCCACAAGTCGGTCAACCCGTAGCAGTAAATCCAGGTCTTGCGGCTGCTCAAGCAGGTAATGTAAAGGGACAAATGGCGGATCAAGATACACTCATCGGAGACACCAGAGAACTACCCCAACTTGCGATTTCTGAAACTAACCTTTCACAAGCACTTAATATCTTACACCTATTAAAATCAGCACCTGTTGGTACTGGTGCCGGAGCCGAAACAATCAACAAGGTTGAATCTTATCTTAAGTCACTTGGTTATAAGGGATCACTTTCTGATGATGTCGTAAGTCGAGAAGAAGCAGCCAAATATCTTGCTGCGACCGTTCTTGGAGCAAATGCTCATACAGATGCCGAAAGATCTGTAGTTCAACAAGCCAATGCATCTATGGATAAGACACCTGAAACCAATCTCCATCTTCTACAACAAATGTATGGATACAATCAAATGGAAAAGATGTTAAGAGAAGATGCCCTTAATAATAGAGTATCAGGTATGCCGGTAGATCAAGCAGCCAAAACATATCTTAATAAGAAAGCAGAAGTATATTCTAAATATGATCCTTTCGTCTTCGCCATTCCACATATGACTCCTCAAGAAATATCAAAATATTATAACTCACTGACTGCTGATCAGAAGAAGAAATATCACGACACCTACAAGTTCGCAGAAGAACAGAAGATACCCTTAACTCCATTACCTACAGAGGCGCCTGCCCCTGTAGCCGCACCTACTCCGCAGCAACCGGCACCTACAAACTCTTTAACTGCTCCTTTACCAAGTGGTTCTTTTAGTCCTAATCCTTTATCTATTCCGGGGTATTAAAATATGATCGATGACACATTACTTGACACCGCGGCTAAAAGTTGGAATGTAGACCCAAAACTACTTAAAACGGTATATCAAATAGAATCATCACTTGGTAAAGACCCAAGCACTTCTCCTAAAGGCGCAGTTGGTGATTTTCAAATAATGCCGAAAACATTTGAGGGTCTTGGTGGCACAGATATAACTGATCCGGCTCAACAAGTATTCGCAGCAGCAAAATATATTCGTGAAGGACTTGATAAAACAGGTAACTCCGAAGACGCCTTAAGATATTATAATGCCGGACCTGATCGAACACATTGGAATAATCCAGAAACAAATGGTTATATTCAAAAAGCACGAGCATATTATCCGACTCAAGTTCTTAATATAACTCCTGGACCACAACCCGCTACTGGACCACAACCCCCTTTAGTAGCAAGTAATAATATTCCACCCACAGCAAATGATGCTTCGCCAAGTGATATTCCACCTGGATTACAAGAAATACTTAAGACAGGAACTTCCCCTGGACAAGCACCGGCTGCTCCCCCACCCGAAGATGTTCCATCCGGATTACAAGAAATACTTAAGACAGGAACATCGTCGACACCCGAACAACCAACACCTGGTCAACCACCAAGTGATACTTCTTGGTTAGGGGCAATAAAATATGGTGCTGCTACGCCATTCTCACAGATGGGTCAAACTGCTACGGCTATGGGTTATCCAGAAACAGGAAAGTCTTTAGATGTCACGCCCGGCGGATATGATCCGGCCTCACCAAAAGTAGGATTATCACTTGAAGGATTGAGTTATTTACCGAGAGCGGCATTAGAACAAGGTGGTGAGATAATCGGGACTTGGTTAAGTAGAGCAGCAGGTGCCCTAGTTGGTGGAGCCATAGGTGGTCCTGGTGGTGCTATAGTAGGAGGAGTCAGTGCTCCTGCATTATTTCAAGCAGCACAGGTAGTCGGACCAATAGCCGTAGCGCGTGCTAAAAATGATGGTAGAGATCACCCAAGTCCTGATGACTGGATGGCGGCTATTACCACTGCTTCTGGACAAGGACTTCTTAACTCGATCTTTACTCCTGGTAAGGCCGCAAGTGGTCTTTTAGTCAATGCTGCTAAAGAAGCAACTAATATCACTGGACAGAACTTACTTCAACAAACCGGTGAAACATCTGGAACTAACAAAGGAACAACTATTGATTCAGATAAAATAGTCAATAACTTGTTGATTGGTGCCGGAGCCGGCGCAGCAGCACACGGTGTTATTAAAACAGGTGAAACTATTAAAGGATCAGAACCAATAGAACCCGTATATCCGACAAAAACATCATCCACAAGACCAGACGCCGCTAAAACAGAAGATGTAGTTAAAGAGTATGTAAAACCAACTATACCTGACAGGGTTCAAGAACGCGTATTATCGACTCCGGAAGCAGAAGCCCATAATGCGCGCAGTAAGATAGAGGAAGTTCAACTTTCAAATCCGCCTACTGGACCTGATTCAAATCAATATGTCGAAGGTTCAGTGCCTACACTTGCGGAAACAACAGGTGATCAAAGCCACGCAAATGAACAAAGATTATTACTAACTGATCCAGGTCCAGCCGGTGATCAAATGAGATCAAGAATCAACTCTAATAACCAAGCCCGAAATAAGGCGTTATCAGAAGTTGTGGGTGATCCACACGCAATAGATCAACTTCAGGCAGAAGGAGACGAGTATCGAAGAGGTCTTGTAAATGATGTTGATAAAGGAAAATATTTTATTCAAGCCATAGATGCTCAACCGATATATAATCACATTCAAGATATATTAAATGATCCACACGCATCTGAACAACATCAAGTAAAACCAGAACTAAAAGAACTTCAAGATAGATTAAGAGATGAAAGTGATGAACTTAAAGATGATCCGAGATCTATACTTGGAATAAGAGATGATTTGGTCAGTAGATTACCAAGTATACCTCCTTCGGTACGACCACATATAAGAAGCGTGATAAAATCAATGGATGTTCAACTACACGAAGCATTACCTGATGAAAATAGATTTCAATCTATTGTGGATCACGATAATATTACTCGTAGTAGAATAGACGCATTAAAATATCTTCAACAAATGAATATTCAAGATAGTTCAGGTAATATTTCTTATCCGAAGTTTCAAGCATTTATGACCAGATTAGTAGATGATAGAATAAATCGCGAACCTGGTGCCACACACATACCTGATTCTACAATGGATGCTCTATGGGATATTCGTGATGACCTCGCCAGATCACATAATATCAATCATAAAATAGGTCAAGTTGATATAGAACAACCCCAACATTCCATATTCAGAAGAATAGGACCTCAAGTGGTTGGTGGTGGTATTGGTGAAACAATAGGGCACGGACTTGCGGGTCCAGGTGGTCAATGGGTTGGTGGACTTATGGGTGATATAGCCGGAGCAATGATTGGTAATAAACTTTCTTCTTACAATAAAGGTATAAAACTTAATAAAAAGGCTAAAACCCATCTAAAGAAAGCAGGGGGCAATCTATTATCACCCCCCTAGTAGTTAAGATACGATGCTTTATACAACTAAAACTTCTCCTGTTGTCGGTCATATAAACACAGTTATATCACTAAATATTGATACACACGCGCGTTAAAAAGGAAATACACGATGCCACTTATTTCAAGTCCAGAACTTCAGTTCTTTAATACCAATGGTTCTTTCTTAACAGGTGGATCGCTGTATACCTATACACCTGGAACATACTCTTTTTATCCTACTTATCAAGATTATGGAATGACTCAACTTAATACCAATCCAATCATTCTTAACGCTTATGGTCAATGTAGTGTGTTCGCCACTGGTAATATAAGGTATGTTCTTTTTGATTCACTTAATAACCAACTGATGGACCAAATAACAACAGATGGATTTACTGCTACTCTAAATAATATGAATACCTCTTGGTCTACCTCATTGAATAACGCTCTTTCAGGTATTCAAGCCACTCTAACAGCCAACTCAATATCACTTACGAGTATGATACAAAATGAAACCTCACGTGCTGAACTGGCTGAAACCAATCTCGCTAATATGATTTCATTTGCCACCAACTTCTTTTCCGGATTGGTATCACAGATAACCAGTGCTACGCAGATTGTAGTCAGCGCTACTCAACTTATTCTTTCAACTGGAAGTGGACAATACTTATCAATACCTCTATCAGCAACTATCAATACAGGAGCAACCGGTATTGGTGGTATTGACTATAACATAGGAACATCACTTGGATCTTCCACTTGGTATTATATTTACGCAATCAGTAATGGAACAACCGCAGGAGCGGTTCTTTCTGCCAACTATAATGGTATTTCCAATCAGTTATCAAGTTCTTATCCTTACTTTATGAGGATTGGTTCTGCTACAACTACCAGTCTTTCTGGTGGACTGGTTGCTACTATACAATATGGAAGAAGAACAGAATATGTTGTAGGTGGAGCAAATATGGGTATGATTCCTTTAATGGCGTCAGGTAAACTTGGTAGTCCTGTAACTGGTCCTACTTGGGCACCTATATATCTTAATGCTTATATACCACCAGTTGCGTGTGCTGTCGATGTGGTATTGGCAGGAGCAAGTGCTTCTTCTACGGTAATGATTGCACCCAATCCGAACTATGGTGTCAGTGGAAATGCTAATGAGCCACCGATTGCGGTACACGGCTCAAGTTCAACTAATGTGATGAAGATCAGTAAATGGCTTTTTATAGAAAATACCCAGCAACTTTACTATGCCAGTAATGACGGGGCAGGAGCAGCGTATGTTGCTGGATGGGAGGAAAACTTATGATAGAATATATGATACAATATCCAAAAACTGAATGTAAGGAACTATTAAAAGCCATCGATCACTTTAACGCTTTGCTAAATATGGTAGAGAAAAGATTCAAATCCTTACAACAGGAGAGATCGAATGGATTTAAGCGATTTACTGCCATTGATACAAAAATCAGGGATAACACTTTCTGTGGAACTTGTGGTCATCGCAGTGCTACTTGCTCTTGTATGGCGTCTGGTTGCGAAAATGGATGTGCTCACTGATAAGATAGGTCAAACACTATCTGATCAACGCGATCATCATAATAAGACACTATCTGATCAACATATCCGAGAAATAGAAAGAGATAAAGTGCTCGGCGAGTTCATACATAAAACAACTGATACGGTATCGCATGTGCTTGAACGCGTTCTACCAGAATCAGTTAGAACTTGTCCTTTTGAATCACTTGAAGATCGAATAGATAAAATAAAGAATAAATAGAAATACCTGATACACACCATAATGAATGTGTGTATCAGGTATCTTTTTGAGCAGCCCAACTATTTATATTTTCCATTACTATGATTCTTATACTCACCAGTCTTAAATCCTGATACTTTTCTATAAAACTTTATGGAAGATAGCCAAGAAGGAGTCTTCCAAGGACGATTACCCGTGATTGGTGAACCTATAATATACGCATCACAGGTGCCACATCTTCCATCTACGATAACACTGGCATCAGAACAAAAACACATTGACCTCATATCTTAACTCCCACATTTTTGGCAACATCAAAACTTAACTTGTATAGAACCGCATCTCTTGATCTTCTGAAAGTAATGATTACTGGAATGTAATGAATACGCAACTCGTTAGGAACTAATTCTGTTTTTCCTACTTTTAAGTCCCAGAGCATAGCATTTATATTTTCAAATAACCAATCTTTATTTTCTTCACCCCAGTTATAATCAACAACCACATATTTCTTTCTGAAAATTTTAGTAATCGAATACCAATAAGTTGATATATCTATGAGCATCCTGATCATAGATATATCAACTTACACAGGACAGCATCACTGGCATTGAAAAAGGTAAAATAGTAGGTGGCGTAGTGATGAAGAACAACGCCGTCATATATGAATCTTCTATTGATTTCAGCACACTTAAAAGAACCAGGTATTTGAAGTTCTATCATTTTATCTTCCCCAAGTCAACTTAAATCGCATCGCATCTGATTTATTCTTAAAGAAATAAGCATCCAACTCAAAAGAATAAGCTACTTCATCTGTAGGAAACATCTCATCAACTTCATATGATCTTGCTATATGATCCGTATGTAAGAATTTATATGGAAAACTGGGGACGAATATATCTCCAGTTATACTTTCATATCGAATGCTGATTGGAATCATTCTTGTGATAACTTTCCATTTAAATACCAAAATTTAGTTCCATTAGAATATTCAATCAATCCGTCTCTCATTTTCCACTCCAAGTAAGTTTGAATAATATCTCATCTTTATTGGTAAAGAAAAAGCCCACCAATAATCTTACTTCTGACACAGGTATATTTTGATCATTCAACATATCTGGCCTGCGACTTCCAGATCAAGAAATACTTCTCCCATTCAGATCCATACTTCAACTTTAACGCATTCTTAAAATCATTTAGTGTTGGCCATACGATGTCTTCTCGCTTTGGTTCTTCTTCCATTATGGTTCTTTCTTTGATTGGTATTATGATATATTTGGGCAAGATCTTGCGACTTCTATGAGCGTTGACATCACTGGATAATCTGCCCATTTTAGAAGTTCTTGTGCTGGTGGTGAATAATGGTTCTGTAGATTTCTTGAAACAAGTGGTGTCCACCAGGTCCGGTCAAAAGGAATATCAAGGCAATACTCAAAGAGTCTTGCGGACTCCTTTTCTTCACTTAAAGTGTGAAAATCAAACACTTGAATATCAGAATAACATCTTTTCAACTCTTTCATCTTATAATCAAGATATTCGGTAACAAATCTCGTCTGTGGAACATCTGGAACGCCTGACTTGATCTGGGCCGCTATCACCTCTTCAACTGGTCGTTCAATAATGGCGACTTTAGTATGAGGTAAAAAAGGAATGAACTGATGCCAAATACCGACACCCACTTCGTCACTGACACAAGCATTTGGGTCTTGAAAATAGTCGATTATCTCTTCTGCTGAAGGAAATGTTATCAACTTACAATGCGGTACTACTCGGTCATAAGATAAGAAATAACTCGCCCAATAAGTCCTGCTTCTTGGTAATCCGAATACGATAAAGTTAGACACTTGATTCACTCCCCATTTTACGAGTTGGTAACTGCTTGAGTTCTTCAATAATATCTTTCATATCTCGAATATATTCTTCACGAATATACTCTATATCTTCAAACATTTTGATAAGTTCTTCATCTGTATAGATCATATTTGGCCCCCCCATACATAAC